CGACGCCCATGCAACGGTGTCTCTGCAAGGAAGAAGGCGAAAGCCGGCGAACGCGACTGGAACCGGCCGAGATTGGAAACAGCGGTGCCGAATGTTGCCGGCACGTATGGGCCCGACGTGGAAAAGTGGGCCGAAGAACACCTTGGCGTCACGTTCATGCCATGGCAGCGCTATGCGCTCGAGCGTCAGTTGGCGTACGACGCGGCAGGCGACTGGTGCAACCGCACCGCGTTAGTGAGCACCGCCAGACAGAACGGCAAGTCCACCCTGATTGCCGCCACGATCGGCTGGGCGTTGCTCGAATGGCCGAAGATATTGGGCCGCCCGGTGAAGATCGTCAGTGCAGCGCACCGGCTTGATCTCGCGGTTGCACTGTTCCAGGAACTAGCGCCAATCCTTGAGGACAAGTTCGGCGCCAAGCCGTCGTGGACGTTCGGCCGCAACGAAGTACGGCACGCCAACAGCCGCTGGATCGTAAAGGCCGCCAAGCCGCAAGCGCCGCACGGCCTTGCCGGTGTCGATTTACTGATCGTGGACGAACTATGGGGCGTGGACACCGACACCCTGGATATCGGGTTTATGCCAACGCAACGCGCCGTCGCAAACCCCCTGGCACTGTTCTACTCAACGGCCGGCACCGAAGAAAGCAAGGCGATGCTTACGCACCGCGAGGCCGCTATTCGCGCAATAGACACCGGGCAACACAACGGCACCTTGCTACTGGAATATTCACCACCGCCAGAACTGGACCCGATGACGCCCGAAGCCTGGAAGTATGCGAACCCGGCGCTGGTGCACGAAGGCAACCCGAAAGGCACGCTCACACTTCGCACGATCGAACGCGAAGCAACCGCCCCGAACCGTGCCGGGTTCCTACGTTCTTCGGTCAATATCTGGTGCCAAACAGACGCCGGGTTCCTCACGCCTGGAATGTTCGAAGCGTGCCGCACCGACAAGCGGCCGCTACCAGGTGGCGTACTTGCTTGCGAGGTGTCGATTGACGACGGGCGATACGTCGCGGTTCGTTGCAACGTGAACGCCGACAACGTGCCCACGGTGACGGTTGCACTGTTGGCCGATACGGTGCCCTCATTCTGGGCGGCGGTTCGCAAGCAACTGGAAGCCAATCCGGGTGTACTGTTGGCGATCACGCCGACGCTTGACGCGCACTGCCCGACCGATCTCGCGCACCGCCGCATGATTGTCGGCTACCAGGAGATCAGCCGGTGGACCGCGGTAGTGAAGCAGATGATTGCGGAGCGCCGCGTTTTGCACACTGGTGAAACGATGCTGGAAGAACACGTCGGCCGCGCCGTCGCAGTTCGCACGCCTGGCAGTATCGCAATCAGTACCGCCAAGTCGCCCGGCCCGGTGGAACTATGCCGTTGCCTGATATGGGCGGCCGCCCTGGCCTCGAAGCCGCAAAGCAACGTGCGTCGCCCGGTGATTGCCACAGCCAACCCGCGTCGCGTTGCCTAAGATAAAGCCGTGCCATTATTCGCCCGCCCCGTCGTCCAACAAGTACCCCGTCCAGAAACAGCAATCGCGGCGGCGGCGGCGGGCAACCCCCTTGTCGAAAACTTCGTCAACTACACGAGCAGCGCCGACCGGATCAACGCGCTACGCATACCGACGATCTCACGCGCGCGCGATCTCATCGTTGGCATGGTGTCGTGCTTAGAGATAAAGCAGTACGCGAAACAGTGGAACGGCGAAGATTACGAACGCATCGAACTGCCACCGGACACCTGGTTCGTGCAACCCGACCCGAACGTCACGCGCAACTTCTTCCTCGCGAACCTGACCGACGATCTCATGTTCTTCGGGCGCGCGTTCGTCGTGATAACGCAACGCAACAGCCAAGGGTTTCCGGTTGCGTTCACGTGGATACCCGCGAACAACGTGCAGACGCTTGACCAGTCCGGGCCGTACCAATGGTGGGGGCCGTCGTCGCAGATCTACTTCCAAGGGCTACGCCTCGACACCCGCGACGTAGTGCAGTTCCTCAGTCCGATACCTGGACTACTTGCCACCGGGGCGCGCGCAATCAACACCGCCGTTCGCCTGGATCGTGCCGCCGAAAGGTTCGCAACGATGGAGGTGCCAGCCGGATATCTTCGCCAACGCGGCGGCGAACCGATGTCTGGCCAGGACCTTGCCGACCTTGCAGCGGCATGGAGTGAAGCACGCGAGAACAGCAGCGTCGCCGCACTGAACGAATACGTGGAGTGGGTAGAGAGCAGCATCGACCCGTCAAAGATGGAACTAGTAAGCGCACGCACCTACCAGGCGGTAGAACTGTCGCGCGTTGCGAACATTCCGCCGTACCTTGTCGGCGCGCCGGCCGGTAGCGGCATGACGTACCAGAACGCGCAGCAAGCACGCCAGGACTTGTATCTGTTCGGCGCCAAGCCGTACATCGACTGCATCGAGCAGACATTCTCAATGCCAAGCGTGACGCCTCGCGGCCGCTACATCGAACTAGACGTTTCTTCGTACATCGAAGAAAACGGGCTGTCGGACCGGCCGGACGATGCTGCCCCGGCCGGTTCCGGCAGTTCACTAACACCCGAAAGGCAAAACGATGACGACTAACCCCCTGGCCCCGCTGCAACTCACAGCGGGCAATATCACGATCGCCGCCGAAGCCGGCGACGAACAGCCGCGCCGCACAATCAGCGGTTTGGCCGTACCGTACAACACGCAGGCCACAGTGTCTGGCGGCCGCAAGGTTCGCTTCCTTGCCGGCAGTCTGCCAACCGACGGCAAAGCCCCCCGCTTACTGGAACAGCACGACGCCAACCGCGTTATCGGCATCGTGACCGCCCGCACCGAAACCCCTGAGGGTATGCAGTTCAGCGCCCGGATTAGCGCAAGCCGCGCCGGCGACGACGTCCTGGAACTAGTCAAAGACGGCGCCCTGGACTCGGTATCGGTAGGGGTGGACCCGATCGAAGCCGAATATGACGACGCCGGCGTTCTAGTAATCGCCAAAGCCAAGTGGCGCGAACTCTCGGTGGTTGCCGAGCCCGCGTTTGAAGATGCTCGCATAGTGGAAGTTGCTGCCACTAGTGTGGCAACTAGCAGCACCAACACGGAGGACAACATGAACACCGAAGCCAACACACAAGTCGAAGTGCCCGCCGCTGCACCAACCGCGCCCGTATGGGCCGAAGTGAAGCGCGTGCCAAGCAAACTGCCAACCGTTGCGGAGTACATGGCCGCATACGTTCGCGGCGGTGAAAGTGCCGAAGCAGCGCGACGCGAAGTTGCCGCGTACCAGGCACACCACGCACCAATCGCAGCAGCAGCCGGCGATCAAACCACGACCGACTTTCCTGGCGTCATTCCGGTACCGATCCTCGGACCGACGTTTGACAACATCGCACCACTTCGTCCTCTGGTGACCGCGCTCGGCGCGCGCCCAATGCCCGGCAATGGCAAGACGTTCATTCGTCCGAAGATCGTCACGCACACTTCGGTCGCACAGCAAGCGAACGAACTCACCGGACTGTCCTCGACCACCATGCTGGTGGACGACATCGTCGTCACAAAGAACACCTTCGGCGGCACCGTCCTGGTGTCTGAACAGACGGTGGACTTCTCGGACCCGGCCGCGCTCGAGATCATCGTTCGCGACATGGCCAACCAGTACGCAATCCAAACCGGCAACTATGCCTGCACGCAGTTCGCGAACAACATCGGCGGCGCGCAGCAAGTTGGCACGTGGGACGGCACTTCTGAGGACTTCGTTGCAGAGGTGTACAAAGGCGCCGCCGCGATCCTCGCGTCGGGCCGCGTCATGCCAACCCACCTAATCATGGGCACGCCCGGCTTCCAGGCCGTCGGCGCCCTGGTGGACGGCGACAAGCGACCACTGTTTCCAACCCTCAACCCGATGAACGCCTCCGGCGTAATGTCGGCAACAAGCACCGCCGCCAACCCTGTCGGCCTCTCGCTTGTCGTGGACCCGGGCCTCAACTTCGCGGGCGACTTCATCGCGCTCGGCAACGCCGCAGGCACCTACGCCGGGTTCGAAGTGTACGAGACCATGAAGGGCATGGTGAGCATCGAAAAGCCCGACGTGCTCGGCCGTCAGATCAGCGTTCGCGGATACTTCGCCGCGCAGTTCATTGACGTGACCAAGTTCCGCTGGTTCGACTTCTAATAAGAAAGGCGGCCACGTGGCGGCCTACACCATTACGCACGGGCAAGTAACGGGCGGTGTCGCGGTAGTTGCGACACTGACCGGCACCCCCATACAGCCCGGCGTCAGTATCACGATTACCGGCAACGCGACGTTTAACGGCACGCACCTAGTCACGGCGTGCCCGGAGTTCTTCTTCCTCGGCCCCGACGAGGAAGGCGACTACACGTACAACACGGCGCTACTTATTCCGAACCAGATCGCGTTCGCGCTCAACGTCGCGGACGTTGCACGCGACACCGCAGCCGGCACCGTCACCTATGCACCCGTGTGCACGTGGATTACGAACGGCGACGCCGAAGATTGGCTTGGGTTCACGATTGCCGGACCGTCCGCGGACTTCGACTTGCTTACCCTGGCAGTAGGCGCCGCGAACCAGTTCGCGTGGCGACGCCGCCAGGAAAGCGGCTACACGGACAGCCTCACGACAGTGCCAAGCCTGGACGTGAAACTGGGCACCGTAATGTACGCCGGCTACTTGTACCGCCAACGCGGTTCTATTGACCAGTACGCCTCATTCGATCCACTGGCCACTGGCGCCCCGGTGGGCGGATCGTTCGGCGACATTCTTCGGCTATTGGGTTGCAACCGTCCGGCGATCGCGTAATGCCACCAGACACCGACATTCTTAACGACGGCTACGACGCCCTCGTGACCAAACTAGGAACGATTACCGGGCTACGGGTGACGACCGATAACGACCCGCGCAACATAAACCCGCCGTGCGTCATCGTGGACGCGCCCGCGTTCCTCATGCCAACCAACACGATCGCCCAGATGGACTTCGCGGTGAAGATCGTGACGATCGGCCCGGGTGATCGTCGCGCGGTTCGCAACCTACTGCAACTGGCCGACCTTATCCGTGCCGCCAATATCGGCCTCACTGCCGGCCGCCCGACCGTCACCACGATCGGCGGTGCGGAGTACGCGTCGTACGAACTAACCGTTTCCACTAAGGTGGCGCCATGACCTACCGCGTACTTCGCCCGTTCGGTGCCCGCAAGGTTGGCGAGATAGTGCACGACGATGCGTTCCACAACATCGGCTACCTACTTGCCGGCGGCATGATCGAACCAGTGCAACCCGAAACCGATGCCACCACGAAAGCCCCGCAAGGTGCTAGAACTAAGAGCAAGAAACCGAAGACCAAGGAGTAAGCCATGGCCAC